TGGACAGCACCGCTGAACCCATGGAACAGGCCGACGCGGTGCCCAGCGGGGCACCGGAGCAGGTCACGACCGCACCCGAATCGCCCATTGAACCGCAGGTCGGTGAACCAATGGACGATGACGATGCGGTCTTGGCGCGTCTGCTCAATGAACTGGACGCTGTGGAAGAGGAACCTGCTCCCGTTTCGACGGAAGCCGTTCCGGAACCCGTGGTGGACAGTCCGTCATTCGACCGTGAAGAGGCCACCAAAGTCCTGAAGAGGGACGGTGTGCCCGACGAAATCATCTCCGCTGCGCCCGATGCCCTGCTTGCCGATTGGGTGAGCAAGGCATCCAAGCGACAGAAGGACGTTGATTCGTACGGCAGTCGGATGAAGCAACTGGAATCGGAACTGGCCCAGACGAAGACGACGGCGACGCCGCAGGAACCCGCAACCCCGGCAACCCCTGCGCAGCCTGCCGATCCGTTCGCGTCGATGGCCGCCACCTATGGCGAAGAACTTGTCGCCCCGGTGCGAGCCGCATTCCATGCGCAGCAGCAGCAGATGCAGGAGCGGATGCTGCTGGCCGAAGCAAGGGCGTCGGACGCCGCGCTGCGTGTCCAATTCGGGAGCAAGGCTCCCTCTTGGGACGCGGTGTTGGCCAAGATGTCTGAACTTGGCAATTCCAAGCCCGGTGGATACGCCACGGTGGATGAACTCACCCGTAGCGCCTATCAGGCTCTTGTTGGGTCAACCAAGCCTGCGGTCAACGTCAAGGCTTCACAGCCGACGGCGCCACGTGCGTCGTCTCCGCCTGTCAAGCCCCCGCCGATTGACGAGGATGATTTGGCCCTTGAACGCATCATGTCGGGTGAGTCACCGAGACGATCCCGCTAACCACAGGAACCAGTCATGCCTTCGATTACCCAGTTCAACGACTTCATGCAGACGACGGGTCCGTCGTACCTGAAGTCCGCCGAAGCAGTCATCAACGAAGCCGTCAAGAACAACTACGTCCTTTCCCGTCTCCTCAAGGAGAAGGCTGGCGAGACCGTCATTCAGGGCGGCAACAGCATCAAGGACGTCATTGTCTTCGACGATGCCAGCACCTACCAGAAGTACCAGCCCAACGACACCTTCACGTGGACCAACCCGCAGGTCACCGACACGCTGTCGGCCCCGTGGCGGTTCAGCATGGACTACATGTCGTGGACCGATCAGGAAGTCGAACTCAACGAGGGCGACGCCAAGGTCGTGTACAAGCGCCTCAAGCGCATCAAGGAGATGCGCATGTGGACGTCCATGCTGAACGGCATGGAAAACGATCTGTGGGCCTCCTACTACGCGCAGTCGGGTCAGATGGAGACTGGCGGCAAGGAGCCGTACAGCCTGCCTGCGTTCATCACCGAGACGGTCAACAGCGACGTGTCGCTTGGCGAGCGTGGCGGTATCCCGGCTGGCTGGGGTGGCAGCACCATCCTTGGCATCGATCCGTCCACCGACCCGCGTTGGGCGAACCAGATTTCGTTCTACTCGCGCAATCTGGCAGATAACGCGGCTTCGGTGACCGAAGCAGCGAGCCAGTTTACCAGCCACAACGCCAACACGGTCAGCCGACAGGTGCACAGCATGTTCGGGGCGTTTGATGACATGTACCTCAAGGTGCAGTTCAAGGCTCCGCTCACGCAGCGCCAGTACTTTGAGGAAACCAACTTCCAGCGCCAGATGATTCTGTGCTCTCGCGAGGGCATCAATCAGTACAAGCGTGCGCTGCGCGAGGCCAACGACGTGCTGGTGTCCAAGCAGGATTCGTCCTACACCAACCCGACGTTCTCTGGCATTCCGCTGGAGTACTGCGCTGATCTGGACAACGCCGCCATCTTCCCCGCCGCCGCCACGGCAGTCACTGATTCCAAGGCTGGCCGCAACGGCCAGACGGTCACGGGAACTGGCACCGAGTTCGGTTCGACGACCATCGACAAGGGCGCTCGGTACTGGTTCGTGAACGCCAACTACGTGACTCCCATCATGCATAGCACCCGCTACATGAAGAAGCACGACATCATGCGTCACCCGAACCAGCCGTTCTCTTGGGTGCAGCCCGTGGACTGCTGGTGGAACCTGTTCTGCAACAGCCGCCAGCGTCACGGCATCGTGGCTCCGCTCCGCACTGCCTAATCATCAACGCTGGTGGCCGGGTTCGCCCGGCCACCAGCCATCACAAAGGAACACTCATGTCCGTTCTTCTCGCGGCTCTCTCGCAGGGCACTCTCGGAATCCACCCGCGTTCGATCGTCGTCCGCGTCCGCAACAGCGGCGCCGACGCCATCGTCGCTGGCGATCTCATTCGTTTCGATTTCACGCAGGCATCCGCAGAACCCGGTCAGGGCGATGCGGCTCCTGCGGCGGCGTCCACCTCCAAGTTTGCCAACGTCACTCGCGCACCAGCGAATGCGCCATCAGGAACCCTTGGCGGACTGTACGGCGTGGCCATGGCGCCCATTGGCCTTGGCAAGATTGGCGACGTTCTGGTGTGTGGCGTGGCCACGGTCAAGGCGGCTTCGGCCACCTATACCCAAGGTGACGTCGTTGGCCTTCCGGCCACTAGCGGAACCTCGGGTGTAGTGACCCGCTCTTCGGTGCAGTTGAAGATTGGCACCGTGCTGTCCACCACAGGTGGTAGCGCCACGTCGGTCCAGATCCTGCTTGATGGCACTGTCGCCAAGGCGTAATTGAAAACGAGGTCATCACCATGCATTTTGCTTCTAACAGTGGCCCGTACGGAATCCAGCCAGCATCGATGCAAACTCGGTGCGTGAACAAGTCGGGAACCACCCTGAAGGTTGGTGACGTGGTGGTGACCTCGTTTCTTCACGCCAACGTCATCACGGACCCAACCCAGTCGAATGATCCCGACTACGTGTTCAACACCGTGCGACTCGCGGATGGCGATGAAGCCAACAACCACGGGTATCTCGGTGTGGTCACTCGTCTTCAAGCCGAAGGCGGTGGTTCGGACAAGGTGGTCAATGTCCAGTTTGGAGGCATTGCCAACGCGTTCGTGACCATCGTGTCCGGCGGAACGGTCCCGGCAGGCACCCCGCTTGGGGTTGCTGACTCGGGCGGAAAGTTCACCAACAGCGGAAACGACTCCTCGGCTTCCATGGTTGGCGCGGTGCTCCTTCAGGAGGCCACGTCTGCAACCACGATTGCCCGGGTGTTCATCCCGTTGCAGTACTGGATGGCTGTCACGATTTGATCTTGCGCTTGCAGCGGGGAAACCCGCTGCAAGACTTTCATGCTTACCTACGGCGATCTACGCAATCACGTGCTTCTGGCGATCGGTGGACGACCCTCCACGTCGCCCGGGCAGACCGTTGCCCAGCGGCAGGCAGAGATCGTCAATCAGGCTGGGGAGCATTTGTTCACCCACCCATGGCTGTTCCGGCAGCAGACCGTGTTCCTGTCCACGATTGCCGGGCAGCCCTACGTCACGCTGCCTGCCGACTTCGGAGAAGTCACGGCGCTGTGGAAGAACGATCAGGCGGTCTGGCTGTGCAGCCAAGAGGAAGTGGAGAACGCCCGGGTCACGTCGTTCCCAGACCTGACGATTCGCGCTTACGTGCGAACCATCCCTCCCACGACGCTGAATCCCGTGATTGAACACCGGGTGGAACTGTATCCCGCCCCTAGTTCCACAGCGTCCAACGTCTACAAGATGATGTACCGGACGGCATGGACGTCGGTGACCTCTGCGACGCCGGACGGCACGGTCATTTCCATCCCCCCGTGGCTGGACACCGTGCTGGTGATGTACGTGCGAGCCATCGCGGAAAGTTACGAAGACGGCCAGCAGGCGCAGCGCCTGATGGAAATTGAGGTCGGCCCAGTGTTCGGTGCCGCCAAGAGCAAGGATGGCATGTTGCAGGGCCATTACGGACAGTTGCCTGCAAACAATTGGAGATCCACCCGCTGGCGAAACGGCGGGTATGTGCTCCTGAACCCAGTCCAGAACCCCTGAATCCACCATGTACAACGGCCTTTCACAGACTCTTGCTACCCCGCGCACGCTTCCCGCTCGCCAGTCCTTGGCTAGTGTGACCAGCATTACGGTTCCGGCAACTGCTGGTGTCGTGGAACGCATCCCAACCGCGACCAAGCCAGTCACCACGCTGACTGGCACCTCTGCGGGAATCGTCGTGTCTCCCGGCCTGAACTACCTCAAGATCATGCCGATGATCAATTCCAGTGGTACTGCATTCACCATTGGCGTCATTGGGTGGTCGTATGTCGAAGCAACTGATCTGTGGGTTCCAACTCCGATCGCATACGGGACGGCGACGGCGGCAGCGGCTGGATCCGTAACCGTTGATGGCCAGACGATGTTTGGTGCGTTGACGCTTGGGGCGGTGGCTACTGGCGATCGCAAGAACTTTGCCGGACAGCAGTACTCCACCCGCTGGGGCGCGTTTGTTGTCGATTGCCTTGGCTCCGAACTGATTGAATTGGTGATCCATCAGTCAACGGGCGGTCAGCGAGCCAACGCCTTTGTGGCAGGATTCTAATGGTGCCACGCAATCGCACGCTTCCCCTGTGGCGCGTTGAGCAGCGCAGCGAGCGCGATCGGGCATTGCCGATGGTGTCCAAGCCGCCACTTGGCACGAACAAGATATCCGTGGGGCTTACGGCCAATTCAGGCACGCTATCTGTGAATATGCAGACGAGCACCGGATTTGGCAAAATCACATGGTGGGATGGGACAACGACCAGCACTCTCGGCAGCGGAAACCCGTCTTTACAGTTTGGTTCAACCAAGGCGCTGACTGCTGCGTCTGGAAAAGTGTTTACGGCGTTCGCAACCAATGGCCTTGGCGGCGTGGATGGCAGCCTCGTCCGCCTCTACAACTTTGGTTCCAACAACGGTGTGGTGGATGTTTCTGAAGGCTCCTCCATCGACACTCTATATCTCAATGGTGCTGATTTTCGCAATGTGGACTGGACCACGTTGCGATCCTTGCGAGACTTGAGTGGAACCAGTGCCACGTGGGATATTGCGCCACGATTTGAATACTGTCCACTACAGAACTTTTTCGCGGTCAACAACAACATCGTTGATCTTGACTTTGGTGTTCAGCCGTCAATGTCTCTTATTGGTATGTTTGGGTCGACTTCGCTGAAAAGTATCAACGTATCTGGCTGTTCATCTCTCAATCAAATAAGTTTGACTGATGCGTTGATTGAAACACTTGATTTGAAGAATTTGTCGGTGTTGTTCAGCGCGAATGTAACAAATTGCTCAAATCTCCACACGCTTGATATGACGGGTTGTACATTGTTAGGTCGGGGGTATTTTGCGAACAACGCTTTGACAACTGTGTATGCCAAGGGCTGTTCGCCATCTGCTGGCAAGTACAAGTACAAGCCAGTTTCTGGCCTTGACCTAAATACCAACATGTTGTCTGCAACCGCGATCAACAATTTGTTTGATGACTTGGATCCAGCGGATCCTGTCTTTCACCAAGTTCCACTTCTCAATGTGTCGAACAACCCCGGCTCCGCCACTTGCGATCCGACGATTGCGACAGCAAAGGGTTACGTGGTGATCACGTGAAATACTTTGACGCCATCAACTATTCGATCGCGCTGAATGCCAAGGTGGGCAGCAGCAGCACTGCGATTTCAATCATCAGGACGTTTTACCCAGCCCTGTACGGGAAAATCTCCAGTGCTGCGTACCCGGCCAACAGGTCCATGGACACCATGCAGTGGCACGGATTGTGCCCCGGTGGTCGTACGCCGACCAATCCCGTGGTGCTGTTGGTCCGCGAGCCAGTGGATCGGTTCTTGTCGGGCGTGGCGTACATGAACCTTGATCTGGACACGGCGATGGATTCACTGGTCAACGGCACTCCGATCCAGATGCGCCGTCGAACCATGCCCATCATCCGCAACATCCATTTCCGGCCACAGGTGGATCTGGGATGGGGCGATACCCACCTGTTCCGGTTCCCGACCCACATCGACCAGTTTGTGCAGTTTGTCGGTCTTGACGAGTTCCCCGTCCGCAACACGACGCCGCAGCCGAAGCCGACTCCCTCCACAGAGCAGTTGGCGGCGATCCGCGAGGTGTACGCGGCAGACATCGACATGTACGACGAGATTGTGTCTCCGAACACGATCCGAGCGTTTCCAGTTCCAGAGATTCCGGAATACCCGGGCATGCCACTTCAGGAGGATGACGAATGATCGCGCCCATGTCTGGCCCCCTTGGACTTCAGCCGCACGGAATGCGCGTGCGCGTGTTCAACCGCAGCGGTGTCACCCTGTCAATCGGGTCGGTCGTTCACACCTCGTTCACCCATTCGGGTGCGGTGTTGGACCCCGAGCAGTCGGGCAGCCCGTTGTACGTGTTCAATTGCGTTCGCCGGGCGGACGGCAAGGTCGCGAAGACCAACGGGTACATCGGGGTGGTGACGTCGCTGCTTGGCCGGGACGGCGCCCCGGGCAAGGAAGTCGAAGTGCAGTTTGGCGGCACGGTGAAGGCCAAGGTGAACTCGGTGTCTGGGTTTGACCTGATCCCGGGCACGCGGCTGCGAGCATCGGACACCGAGGAATCGTTCGCGGATGACGCGTCTGATCTGGGCGACTTCGTTCCTGCGGCCATTCTGATGCAGCGCAAGGACGTGCTGAACAGCGATCTGGTGGACGTGTTTGTCCCAAATCAGTACTGGACGCTGGAGACGTTCGACAATTCCACGTTGCAGTTGAACTTCCTGTCCGGCCAGTTGCCAACCGGGCTGACGTTCACCCGTGGAACGGCGACGGCCACGTACCGCGCCCAGCCATTCTCGCAAAATTGGATCCCCAACAGCGCAACTTACCCTACGTCGGCTCCACTAGGGACTGTTACTTCAAACGCTGGTATTGCTCCAGATGGAACAAACACGGCGAAACAAATTACGCAAGTTGGCACAACTAGTAGCACCTATGCGGTGTTTGATAAGACTATTAGCAGGGGCGGAATTTACACCCATTCTGCGTACGTCAAAATGGTTGACGTCCCAAAAGTGTATATCGCGTTGCGGCGTCAGTACGGTTCGCCAACGCCATCTGCACAGGCCAGAGTAGATTTGGACTTCAGCACTGGCCAATGCACGACAAGCGTACAGTCCAATGAGTTTTGGACCATGCGAATCGTGGACCACGGAGCCGTGCCTGTGGGTAATGGTTGGTACAGGCTTTGGGTCACGGCAGAAAACATTTCTCTTGCAACCAGTACAGTCGTGCTGCGGTCTTTCGTTGTTCCAACAGGAGCCACCGTTGCGACAGGCAATTCGTTTCTAATTTGGGGCGCCCAGACAAACGAGGGCGGCCTTTGCGACTACGTCGAAACCACGGGTTCCGCCGTCACCAACGGGCAGATTCAGCAGATCGGTGTGGCGGATGGCCCACGGTTTGAGGTGGATCCCGCGACTCGCGAGCCGCTTGGGCTGTTGATGGAGGACGCGACCACCAACATGCTGCTCCGGTCGCAGGAACTGGCGACGTCGCCATGGGTAACGTCGTCGGGTTTGACTGTAACGCAAGACCCAGCGGAATTGCCAGACCCCATGGGCACGGCAAACGCGTTCACGCTCGCTGGAAACTCTCCAACGCTTGGAACCCGATCGATAACCCAGTCAGTCGCGGTGACTATGAATAACCGATACACCATCTCGGTGTACATGAAGAAGGATCCGGATTCCACGTCCAAATTTGCAGCAATACGGTGGCAGGATGCCAGCGGACCAAATTTCTGGGTGACGGTTAATTTGGATACTGGGGCGACGTTTTACAACTCCCAAAACGCACCGACAGGCGTTTCTACTAGTTCAAGGGAAACCCAAAACGTCGGTAATGGATGGTGGAGAGTGTCGATTTCGTTCCTTGCCGAGACCACTGGCAATGGAGTTTTCTGGCTACTTCCCGCAGCATCTTCCACACAACTTGCAATTGTTGAGGGCGCGAAGGCACGGTTCTTTGGCGCACAGATGGAAACGGTCAATAGCACCGCAAGGCCGACGTCTTACATCGCCACCGGATCTGGAACTGCCAGCCGATCTCGCGACGTGTGCGTGATGTCTGGGGCATCGTTCTCGTCTTGGTACAACGCCACCGAGGGCACGTTCCTGTTTGAGGGTGGCCGTACGAGTGGCTCCGCACGGTACTTGAGCGTCAATGACGGAACCGTGGACAACGAAATGCTGTTGTTCAGCGGCACGATTGATCAGGTCAACGTGAACTCCACGCTGGCGAGCGTGGAGCAATTCCGTACAGACATTTCGCGTTCGGCACCGTACCCAGCGCGGACCAACTTGGCGATGGCGTACAAGGCCAGCGACTTTGGGTTTGCGTACAACGGAACTGCGCAAGCCACTGTTACTGGGTTTGTCGTTCCGACCACTGACCGTTTGTACATCGGCTGCAACCCCGAGCCACGCTCGGCTAACGCCAACGTCCGTCGGGTGAAGTACTGGCCGTATCGGTTGCCGAATGCGGTGCTCGCACAACTCACGTAAAGATGCCCATGACCTTGGAAAGAGGAAACGTCGTCCGTTTGTCCACTCGCGATTGGATTGCCATCATGGCTCTGCTGGTGACAATCACCGGAGGTGTCTTGGCGGCGTTCATTCACCACGACCGTTTGCTGATGCGGTTGGTGACCCAGCAAGAAACCCTGTCGGAAAGGCTGGCCAAGATTGAGTCCAAGATTGAGCGCACTCGCAACTAGCCTCCTTGGAGGCTGCTCTGCAAGCAAGCGCATCGCTGCTGGTGCGACCGATATCCAATTGCAGGCGCGAGACTTGGCGGATCATGGGCAAGCCATTGGCGACCCAGTGGTTGTGGCGGGTGCGGAGCGGATTTACCTGTTGGCACAGAACATCCATTCGGATCTGCCGTCGGTTCAGGACAAGGTTCCGGCGTGGCTGATTACGGTTGGCTGGGTGGCGCTGGCGGTTCTTGCTGTGGCCGTGGTGGTGATTCTCTGGCAGACTGGTTTGGGGACCGTCGTTCGGGTGGCTGTGGGCTGGCTGCCTCGCCGCAAGGTGCAGGACGCCCGGTTGGCGGCGGACATGCTTGATCCATCTCACAAGGAAAGTGCGCGGGAATACATCGCTGCCCGACGCGCATCTGATCCTGAATTCAATTCCGCCTTTGAAAAGGCGTGGGCGGCCCGAAAGGATGAGACGCATGCTGGCTGATCTGTCTTCGTTTCTTGGGTCGGTGTTCTTCGCAGTGCTGTGCGGCGTGGTTGGATTTGGCGCAGGTTGGCTCCTGCGTAAGCAGTACGGCGACAAGGTCTGACTGAAAGGGTTCCCCGATGGCTATCAAGTTGCAGATTCGTCGCGGCACGGCGTCCCAGTGGACCAGTGCTGATCCCACGCTGTTGGCGGGGGAGATCGGCTATGAGACGGACACGGGGAACCTGAAGATCGGTACGGGGTCGGCGGTGTGGACCGCTCTCCCGTACTGGTCTTCGTCAGTCCCGGCACTGTCTTCGGCCCAGACGTCACTGAACCACTCGGACTACCGGAATGCGGGGCGTTTCACCATCACGGCGAGCGTGACCAGCGACACGCCTGCGGCGTGGGTTCCTGCCTCGGATGCCCCAGCGGTGCTGATGGTGACGGTGTCTGGGTCCAACGTGGTGCAGGTGCTGGTGTCTACGAAGACCCAGAAGGCATTCCAGCGAGCGTATGACGGGTCGGCATGGACGACGTGGGTGTCGGACACCCTGTTTGCGGATTCCGTTGGCACCACCGAGATTGTCAACAACGCCGTGACAACGGCCAAGGTGATTGATGATGCAATCACCGATGCCAAGATGCGCAACAGTGCTGCGCTATCAGTGATCGGTCGTAGTGCCAATTCCACTGGCGACCCCGCAGACATCGCGGCTGCAACGGATGGTCACGTGCTTCGTCGGTCGGGAACCGCGCTTGGGTTTGGAACACTGGCGTCGGGCGCGTTTGCCAACAACACTGTTGGTCTTTCAGTTATTGCAAACCAAACTGGTCCGATTGTCCTTGGACGAGATGCCGCATCATCGGGAAGCGTGTCTGCGTTGTCGGTGTCCACGCTGCAAACCATGCTTGGCTATGGTGCCGATGCGCTCTTGAATTTCTTCACCCAGCGCGATGTGCTCGCAGCGAACGCAACTACTGGCACGCTGTGGTTCTTGAACTCCGTAACTGGATCAGATGGCAACCCCGCATTGATTAGCAGTTCTAGTTATTCCGTGACCTACACCTACGGTTTGCCAATTTCACGATTGGCAGTAGGCAAGGTGACGCGATGCGCTGCCGCCGGAAACGTCGTTCGTAACGTTACAACTCCACCCGGTCAATATTTTCGATTGGCTGTTCGCGGAACTGGAACCGAGACGTTCATCCTGTTGGACCACGATTTAGACACGGCTGGAGTTGTCATTAGTCAAATTCAGTCGTGGTTTGGCCCCACGGTGTCCACGGCGCTGTTTGCCAACCGATATGAGGTGTTGACCGCCACTGCTGGCGGAACTCCGATTATCGACTATTCATCGACCTTCAACGCCACGCGATACGCCTACATCATGCGTCTGTCCTAATGCCATACGCTCCCGTCACCATCCCCTTTCGTGGCGTCCACGTAGACAGCGGGTATTCCTCGCTGCCTCCGGGCTTTGCGGCGGATGCGATCAACGTCGTTCCATACGACGCGTACAAGGGGAAGTTGCGGCTTGGCCAGCGCCGGGCGTTGTTGGGTGCGCTGGAGTTCAATGACGTCAGCCCGGCGGTCACCCGTGAACTTCAGGTGATCTTGCGAGCCGACGCGTACGTGGGTGGCATTCTGTTGCAGCGATGTGTTGTGGTGGCTGGCGGGGAAGTGTTCATCATTGACCCGGGAAGCACAACACCTACCCAGTTGGCGTACGACGCAGGCATCACTAAAAAGATCAAGTCCACTGGATACGTGGGCGCGGCGGTGTTTGGCGATCACGTGTACTTTGCCGATGGCGCGTGCTACCGAAAGATCAAGATCACCGATGCCACGCCAACGATTACGGTGTGGTCCGGAGCAGAATCGCACATTCGCGGCCCTAATCCGCACGGCACCCCCGGAAATGAGCAGGGGTTTCGGGCGCAACTGCTAGTTCGATTTGGTGCTCGCCTCGCTTTGGCGTCGATCGAATCTAGCCCGAACAACTGGTTTTTGTCCGCGATCAGCGATCCGGAAGACTGGAATCCAAGCAGCGGCGGCGCAGAAGATGCACTGGCGGCAGACAGCAGCATCAAGTTTGGTTTGGTTGGCGAACCCATCGTTGCGCTCGTTCCAATTGCGGAAAGTGGGCTGTTGATCGCGGGTCGCCACACGATGACGTATCTCTCGGCAGATCCGGTATTTACGGAAACTGCCCGAATGATTGAACTGTCCCGATCTGTGGGAATCGTCAGTTCGCGAGCGTGGTGCGCCAGCGACGCCCAGACGATCTACGTGATGTCGCAGGATGGGCTGTACCGCGTCCAGCCGAACGAGCAATTGGTGACCCAAAGTGGGCGCATCACTGGTGGTCGGTTGGACACGTTCTTTCAGCAGCAGAAGTTTGATGCCCTGAACTGCGTGCTTGGATACGACGCGGAAGGGCAGAACGTGCACTGCTTGATGTCGCGACTTGACCTTCCGGCGAGCAGCGTGCACTTGATGTACAGCCAAGCCACGGATGCATTCTGGCCATACAAGACGGGATGGCCTCCGTTTCATGCGCCAACCTGCTGTGGGGATTTCCCGTTTGGAGATGCTCGGGCACCCATCCTTGCCTTTGGGTCTTCAGAAGGATTTGTTGGCTGGTTTGATCGGGACTTGACCAGTGGCGTGGATGGGCAGGCCGCCACTGGGTACAAGACGGCTGGCTTCAACGTCACCAACGATCAGGCGGCTGACTTCAAGATTGTCAGCAGGCTGACCATTGGCCCTGTTCTGGAGCGGGTGTTGGGTCAGGTGATGATGCGCGACGTCCGCATCGAACTGACCATGGACGAGCCGCAGGAGGAGACTGCATTTGCGGGACGCTTGTCTGGACCGTTTGCGTCTTTGCTGTCCGGTCAGACCGCCGAAGAGGCAATTGGCGAAAACATCGTGGCGGTATCCACGGTGTTTGACCCCGATTATCCGCTGGTGGTGCTGGATGGTGGCGACCACACGGCGTTTACGCCGACCACAACGTACGACTGCGGCGCACCATCCGGGTCGTTCACGCTAGGGATCTGCCTGCTCTTCCCTCCGGAAGTGGCGCCCCGAACGTACACCACCGCCGACACCCTGATTTCGGACCCCATCGCCCGGTCTTATGTCTACGAGTCCAATCGGATTCGTAGCCCTTCGGCTACAGCCCCGGGCAGTTGGATCATCGAACACGTGGAGCCGCCGGGTCCGCATCCGGTCATCGCAACCCGGGACACGTCGTTGCCGGAAACGTCACTGGATACTCCCGGTGGAACGTACGTGTATGACGCTGTACCGTCAGGACTTACGCTGCCAACATCAATACTCCCGCCCAGAATCAAAGTGAGTAGCGCGACCTATAACAACACCAACAGCATTTCGCTCGGCTCCTTGTTGCCGGGTCGAAACGATGCGCTTCGGTGTCGGGTCCGCGACCAAGCCATCTACGTGCGACTGGAAAGCCTCGGTGTTCCTTGGGCGCTGGAGCGCATGTCGGTGCTGGTTGACCAGATGGGGCACACCAAGAACGTAAAGGGTACGTACTAATGGGACTCTTCAGCAATCTGTTTGGTGGTCGTTCCAGTTACAAGGGCGCTATTGCTCGCATGGAGAAGGGCTATGCCGACGCCCGGACATACGCCGACGAGCAATACGGCAAGATCATCGATCAGTTTCTACAGGAGCGGACGAACAACGCCGAGGTGTATTCGCAGGCATACAACGAGTCAGTCAACCAGTATGCGAGCGTGATGGCGCAGTCGCGTGCGGCTTTCAAGGAAGCCTCCAGAGAAGCGTACGAGACGTTGGCGTCTGGTCGTGATGCCAGTCTTCAGTTGCTTCGCCAGCAGACGCAGGAATCCGTTGGTCGCGCCACCGCTCGCGGAACTTTGATGGGGCTAGCCAACACCACCTTTGGCCAGCAACAGATTGAGTCTGTTGCGATGCAGGGTGCGCTCCAAGCGGCTGCGCTCAATGAGCAGTACGCCCAGACGTTGGCGTCTGCGCAGCAGGCGCAGGCCAACGCGCTGGCCCAGATGGAACAGCAGGCAGCCCAGAGCATGTTTGCGGCTGGTCTCGGTTCGGCCCAATACCAGAGCCAGCAGTACCAGCAGTACACGTCTGCGGCGCAGGGTGCTCGCGCTGGACAGTTGCAGGCTGGACTGCAATTGCGGACTCGGCCAGTTGAAACTCGGTATCAGGCCGAGATCAATCAGGCGCTGCTGGACATGCAGTCTGGCTCGGCCTTCGGTGGTGCGCTGCTTGGGTCTGCGATTGGCGCACTGGGTGAAGGTCTGGGTAGCGCGTTTGGTGGCCCAATGGGTGGGCAGATCGGCAGAGAGGCTGGCAACCAAATTTCAGCGCCATTCGTGGCGGGAGCGTGACATGAGCGGAATGGCCGGAATGATGGGAATGATTGCCCCGATGATGCAGGGCATGGCTGGAAGTTCTTTCAAGCCGGGCACCAAGGCACAAGCGCAGGCGAATCAGACCATCCAAGACAAGTACGCGGCTGCACAATCGCGCCAACAGGCTGCGCAGCAGCAGTCTGGCTGGGATCAGTTCCTGACGGGAACGGCCCAGTTTGGCGCCAACATGCTGCGTGGGTTTGCCACTGGCCTTGCTGCATACAACCCCGACAATCCATACAGTTCGTTTGCTGGTGGAATTCTTGGTGCGTCGCGTGGTTTGCAGGCCAAGATGGATGAGCCGATTGCTGCCCGTCAGCGCCAGTTTGAACGTGAGCAGCAGGCTGCTGATGAGCAGATGGCGGCGTCCACCAAGGAGGGCATTTACCGATCGCAGGTCGATCGCGCTTCCGTAATGCCGGATATTGGCGGCATTGTGGCCGGAGTTTCGGTGCAGGCGCCGCCGCTTCCCAAGACGCCGCAAGAACCGTTCGGAATTCAGATCGGTTACGGGCAGACCGCAGCCGCTCGCACTCTTGGACTGGTGAAGTAATGAGCGCGTTTCCCAACCCCAAGCCAACGAACTTTGCCGACCAGCCTCCATTGACGCTGCGACCGAACGAAGGGTTTGTCTCCGCGCCACAGCAGCCGGAACAGCCTGACGTTCTGTTGGACGACGACATGCTGATGAAGGCATCGCTAGACCCACGCGGGTCTCGCCAGATTGCCCCATACGGGTCGTATTCAGCGGTGGAGCAGGCGCTGGAGAACGGGTACTACACGGGCCTTGAGGCTCTGGACTTCGGCACGATGCCGGATGGCAGCCCGGCTGCCCTGTTCACCGACAGGTCTGGGCAGCGGCAGGCTATTCGTCTGACGGAACAGCAGTGGTTGGCGGCGATCCAGCAGCGGTCACAGGCCCGAATTGCCATGGCCACGCAGATGCGTCGCCAGCGCGATGCCGAGCGACTGCGTCCGGCCATCATGCAGATGACCCGGGAACTGGAAACCATGATGCCCGGGTTCAGCCAGTTTGCCAGCGTGGAGATGGAGAAGGATCCACAGCAGGCATACGTCACTGTGCAGGGCGCCTACGCCAAGATGCAGGCGAAGGACGAAGTGACGATGCGCGAATTGCAAAAGCGCATCCAGTCCACCAATCTGGAAGTTGCACGCACGCAGGCGGAAGGGTTCGTCAACTACAAGACCGACGAGTACACCAGCCAGTTGGAAGGTGTCATGGCCGACGGCACCATTCCTGATTTCTACAAGGCCCAGATGGACCAGCACTTGCGCATCAAGTTGCTGAACCTTCAGCAGTTTGGCGTGTACGCGCCCCCGGACGGGTCAGTGGTTACGGCAGCGGCATTCCCCTCGTACTACATGACCACCGGAAACTCTGCGGCGCTGACCAGCATGGCGGATACGGTGATTTCGGACATTGGTCTGGACGCGATTTCGGCCATGCCGCAAGCCTTGCGGGTGGCAACGCTTACTTCGCGAGCCGAAGACTTTACGCGACGAATTGGGTGGGGCCGGGCGTGGACTCCTGCTGACCGGGACATTGCGGCGCAGTACATCGCGCAGCGTTTGCAGGGTGGCCAGCCGACGCAGGAGATGTCCATGCGGTACATGAACGCCCCGGAGATCATGGACGCCCCGGCATCGGATCCACGTCGCCAGATGGTCCTTGGCCGGATGGCGCAGGGCGAACGGCGGCAGGAGGCTGCCACGCAGGAAGCCGAGATGCAGCAGGCCAAGTTGGCTTCGGAGCGTGCTCGGGCAACCGGAGCGTTGGCCGGGGCGCGTCGCAGCGAGGCGTCGGCAGCCCAGACCGAGGCCGTGACGGGCATCATCACGGAGCAGGATCAGAAGGACTACATGGCCCTGCGCGAGGAGGTGTTGTCGCTGGGCTATGAGATGCCGGATACTGGTAACCCTGTCGAAGACATCACCGAGGCGGCAACGCAATTGGCTCGTGATACCTCTCGTGAGGGTCGCGCCCGATACGCAAAGTTCGTCGCCTTGCTCGTCAAGTACCGACGGTAAGGACTGCACATGTCGAATTTTCAGAAGGCCATCGACGACATCCTGCGTTCGTCGGTGGATGGCACGGATCCGGCACCAGCCCCGGGCGCCGCTGGCTCACGATCGTTTCAGGATGCGATCGGTTCGATCATCGACAGGCAAATGACCGAGGCGCCCGGTGCGACGCCGGGCATGGCTGCTGGAGAACAGGACTTGCTGGCATCGGCTGCCAAGCCGTTTGAGGACGAGTTGCTGATTCCGGAGTTGCCCGAAATTCCGGGACTCAATCAGAGTGCATGGGCAATTCAGCCCCGGGAAATTGAGCGTGGGTTCCGCCAGAGCATGGCCCTGACCGCGCAGGCAGTCGCCACTCCGGGCATGCGAGCGCAGGTGATCCGCTCGTTGATGCGCCCAATTGAATTCATCGCGGACCTGTTTTCCGAGGCTAGCCCGGAGGATCAGGAGATCGCCAATCAGTTGGTGGCCAACAAGATTTCGATGATGTTGGAGCCGGAAGGTTCCGGCTTGTCCACTGACGATCTGCGGTCGGAATTGATTGCCATGCGTGGTGCAACGCAGGGGCTTTCGGCTGGCCAGCAGGAGGGAATTGCGGGTGATGTTGGCCGGGCTATTGGCCAGAACCTCCCCCAGATGGTGGGCGTGGCCGGGGCATTGGCTACGGGCAACGTGCCGACGGCGGCAGCGATTGCATCGACAGCCACCATTCCGTTCATGGCATACTCTTCCGGGTTCCTTGAGGACATGCAGGAGACGGACGAGCAACGGGCGCTGGATGCCCTTGAGGGTCGTCCGCTGACCGAATACTCGGTGCAGAAGTCTCGGACCCGGGCCGAGGCGCAGGCCATCATTGAGACTGGTGTGGAGATGGGTGGCGCGGCCTTGGGTGCGAAGGCGGTCGCCCGACTGGCCGGGTACGGGGTCAAGACCAAGATGGGTCAGGCGGCACTGAGGCCGCTGATTGAACGCGGGGCGCCGCTGGTGGAACGGGCCTTGCGAACCAAGGGTGGGCAGCGTGGGATCGACGCCTTTGCCAGAATCGCCGGGCGGACGGCGTCGTTCCGCAATGGCTGGTTTGGTAAGGCTGCCGGAATTGTGGCGCTGTCTGGAGGGGAAGAGGGAGCCGAAGAGTTTGTCACGGCAGCACTTATGTCGCCGTTCACTGCGGCACCCCTGTCAGAGGACTTGGCGCAGGGTCTCTATGGGGCGTTTGTCGGGACGGTCGCTGGTGGTGTGATGGGCGGCAGCAGCGTGCTGGCGGTCGGGGGCAACCGTGCACTGGCCAACCGCCGGGAGGCCATGCGCCCGGAAACCGACCGTGAGCGCATATTGCGGTTCACGCACAGCGAGGCGCTTCAGCGCCGGACCAATTGGCGCCAAGACCTGTCCGACGCCCAGCAGGCCACCGTAGCCGCTGCGCTGGACAGCGTGGACGGAATGACGCAGGAACAGCGCGGAGCGTTCCTGACCGATCTGGCGGCCCGGCAAGCAGACACGCAGGCACAGGCGGAGCGGCTGCTGGGGGAACGGCAGCAATTGGACGTCGCGCTCATGGGTGCCATGGCGATTGACCCAAATTCTGATGACGCTATCAGAATTCGCGATCGTATCTCACAGATTGACAATGAGTTGCGTCTGGTAATGACCGACCGACTAATTGCGTCAGCCAAGCACAATGCGGTGGCCGAGAAGATCAGCGACATGCCTGCGCTTATGGAGCAGGCTGCGCCTGAACAGGTGCTGGCCGATGTGGGCACCCGGGCTGGTCGTACGTTGGAGCAGGCGGCGGCTCCCCGCCGTGGCAAGAACGTGCAGCGGCAGGTGGAGGCATTGGGCAGGCAGGTCGTTTGGTTCCGGGCGACGGACGGCAAGTTCAACCCGGGGTTCCATTCCATGCGCTCGCGTGGGGTGGTGTACCTCAACGCGGACGCCCGACCCGACGCCCTGTTGGCTACCGCGCTGGAGGAGGTGTTCCACGACATCCAGATGTTCCAGCCCGAGTTGGCCGAGGTGTTTGCCGAGAAGGCCGGGCTGGCGCCAATCTATGCCGTGGGTGCGGAGTATGCGCTGCGTGGCCAGCCGGAGTCCGAGGCCAAGGCCCGGATGGACAAGGCGGCTTTGGCGCAGGTCGAAGACGTCGTTGGCCGGATCGGTGACGGCACGCTGGCTCCGAGCCAGTTGTCCGATGCGCAGGCCCGGGCTGGCGCGGCACGGCTGGAGCAGGAGGGTGCGGCCAATGCGTTTGCCGCCGCTGCCTCTGCCGCCAAGAGTGGATCGATTCTGGCACCGCTTGTGCAGTTTGCAGCCAAGCGTGGGTTCCTTGGACGCGAAGTGCTGGCGGCCATGTCGGTCTTCGACGCGGTCCAGCGTGCGGCGGCGGTGGAGAACGTCGCTGGCGTCAAGACGAACGACGCGACGCTGTCTCCGCTTGCCAGAACCCTGCTGTGGGCGAGCGACATGGATGTGAACTTTGCTCGCGAACAACAGGAAGCGAACAAGTTTGTTGCACAGCAGATCAAGGAACGGGCCGAGGTTGTAAAGGCCACCGAGGAAGAGAAGAAGGCGGCAGCCAAGCGCAGCCGTCAGGTGGGCAAGTTGGAGAAGGTTGCCGAACTCGCCCGACTTCGTGGTGCGCTGGTGGGCACCACCAAGATGCGCGAGGCAGAACGCCTTGCCATGTCCCGGCGGTTCTTGTCCGCAGCAGCGTCGATGACGACGTTGTCGTTCCGCACCCTGACGCCAGTCGAATACCTGTCTGGTCATCGCCGCAACAAGGCGACGCAGACCCTGACCCAGTACACGCTGGACCAGATCGCCAACCCGCGCATCGAACAATCCGACGGCAAGCGCATGCGCGTGACGTTTGAGCCATATGGAATCCCCGGGCTTGACGTCGCGTACATGATCAAGCGCGTGGAGTACGTGGACGAATCTGATACGCCAACCGGAGAGCGGTACGACGAGGCTGTTGGCCTGTACAGCAACGAAGGCGACATCACTGACGTTATCGCTCC